CCGTCGCGCGTCACCTTCACGGCTTCGATGCGGGTGACCCGGAAGCGGGGCTCCCACTGCTCGATGGCCGAGGTGATGGCCGCGAAATACGGCACCACCTCGTCGGGCGTGATAAGTCGGCCCAGAAGGTTCGGGACGAAGGAGCCGTACCACTCACGCATGATGCGCGAGCCGAAACGGGTGTCGAAAATGTCCCGGAGCGACTGGACGACATGTTCCCAGCCGGTGAGGATGCCACCGGTCGCGGCATCGAGGCCGACAGAGGGATCGCGGAGATTGACGGTCATGTCCTCTCCCCCTCTTGCTCAGTCTCCACCATCGCCTTGATGCGGGCGCCGATCCACCGCATCACGTTCACCGCCATGGAATTGCCGAGCGCCCGGTAGCGCGGGCCGTCGGGACAGTCTTCCGCCGGTTTCTTCTTCCACGGGATGCGGGTGTGTCCTCGTGCAAAGCCTTGCAGGGATTCCGCCTCTTCGCAGGTCAAACGACGCACCAGCATTGGCAACGCCACGCAGGGCGCGGTATCGCCCTTCCCCGTCTCACCCGACATGGTGAGGGCGTTGACAAGGTCTCCCATGCCGCCCCGACCGTTGCGAGCGATCCTTGGCTGAAAGGCATAGGCCGCGACACCGTGCTGTGCACCGGCCTGAAGCGTGTACATGGGATCGCCATCATCGCCGATGCCAAGCCCGGCGCGCCGGTCATCGGTCGAAGACGGTCCGGTCCGCTTGCCCACTTCGAGCAATGGCACCGCAACCGCCATCTGCCCGCCGCCGTTGGCGTGGCTTTCATGATGCGGCATGGCCCTGAGCGTAGGCGAAAGATCTTCCGTGGCATCGGCGCCATGATCCTTGGACGAGAAGGCCACGGGCACCAGAGGCGTGCCGCGCCCTGTGCCATCTTCACTTCCATCGAACCCCTCGCCGCGCAGCGCATGCGTGACCAGCGTCTCGGTCTCGTAATCCTGCCGTCCCATGCCGCCGGCGTTGAGGCAGTGGGAGATATCGCCGGTCGAAGCCTCGCCGACGAGTCCGGCGCCACGCTGACTGAACAGTTCCTGGTTGCTGTAGCCGATGGCGCCGGTGTTGAAGGACTGATTGAGCGTCGGATGCGGATGCTCTACGCCGTCCCAGTGGCTGCGACGCTCGTCAGCGCCTTGTGCAGCGCCGGCGGCAACGTCTTGCCGCGTTTCGCGGCGCGGCGGAGAATCCCGGCGCAGGCCTTCGAACTCAAGAAGAACCGCCGCGGGATCGACCCCCTTTCGAGCACTTGCGACAACGAACACACGGCGGCGGCGTTGGGCCAATCCGAAGAATTGGGCGTCGAGAATCCGCCACGCGACTGCGCGCGCGGGTCCAACAGCCACACCCGCGTTCGTCCATTTTCCCCGTGGCGGAACGAAGGGAGTGTCTTCGCCAGATAACCCTGAGAGGAAGCAGCCGAAGGCGTTATCGCGGACCGAGAGGACGCCGGGCACGTTCTCCCAGACGATGATGCAGGGCGGGAGATTGCATTCGGCGCGGCGTTCATCGATGGCATCGGCAAGCCTCAGAAATTCGAGGGTGAGGTTTCCACGGGCATCGTCCAGAGAGCGGCGGAGGCCCGCGATCGAAAAGCCCTGGCATGGCGTTCCGCCCACCAGGATATCAGCACCGCCAATCCAGTCCTCGTCGCGCAGCCGCGTGAAATCGCCATGCAGCGGAACGTCGGGGTAATGGTGGCTGAGAACAGCCCGTGCGAAGGGCTCGATCTCGGAGAAGGCCAGCGGCCGGAAGCCCAGCGGATGCCAGGCAACCGTCGCCGCCTCGATGCCTGAGCAGACGGAGAGATAGGCCAGGCTCAAGTGGCGGACCGCTTCCGCTTGCGGGTCTGCGCGGTTTGATTTGCCAGATCATCTTCAGAAGGTGCTGCCGCGGCGACCGCGCCGTCGGTCATGTCGGTCGGGGGTTCATCCGCCTTCGGCGATGCCAAAATAGGCAGCGCGGCCAGCGTTCCGAGACGGAGTTCATGCTCGGCCTGGCGTTCGGTGAGATCGAGAACGGTCCCGACCCCGGTGTTTCGATGGGCCGCGACGAAGGGGCCCGCCCTCTCGGTGATGGCGTAGCGTGGCATGTGATACCTCTGTGAATGGATGGTTCTGTGAACCTGGGACCGCTCTGCAGATGCGGGCCGCATTATTCTCCGCACGCTCCGCGGAGATTGGCCTGGGTATTCTCCGCAGCGGTCCTCGGGGCGGAAATCAGTTCGCCGGCACGTCGGTAAGCCCGCCACCGGGCACGACCCCACCGTGGATGTGGGTGGCGCCGATATTCTTGCCGTCGTGGGTCACCTTGCCACCGGTGATGGCCACACCTGCGTCGCTCACTTCAACGTTGACGCCGCCAACCTTGATCGTCACGGCGGCGGACGTGAGTTTCAGGGTGGCGGCGCCAACAACGACCTCGCAGAGGTCGTCCTTGATGGTTGCGGTGACGTTTCCGTAGGTGAGGACGTTCTCGTCGCCCTTCGATGACGGTGACTTGTTCTGATCGCTCCAGGTCATCGGCAGGACTACGGCCTGCTGCCAGTCGCCGTTGGGCGAGAGAGATGTGAACTGCTGCCCCTTGGATGGCGGCGTGTGAACCTTCAGGGCACCCGCAATCTGGGCGTAGGGCACCCAGGGCGACAGGAAAGGTTGGCCGTCGACGTCCTTGCCGAAGTTCAGCCTGACCCGCTGCAGGGCTGCATCGACTTCCTCGACCGTCCCGTGGCGCATGACGCCGGAGAAACGGCGCTCGAGTTCGGCGATGCGGGCGGCAAGCTCGACGATTTCACGCATCGGCGATGCGCGCCAGCGAAGTGTGGTGGTTCACCACGACAGGATCGGGGGCACCATTGATCTCGGCCTCGTCGAAGATCTGCGGGTTCTCAGAGAGATCCAGCACAGGTCCAAGACCAATTGCGTCGGCGCTTTCGAGATGGATGCCCAGCATGTTGGCAGCACGGCGCCAGTCGGCGAGCGGCGTGCCTTCGATTTCAGCGCGCAACATTTGAGCGATGGGCGCCAGATCGGTGTCCTCTTCCGTTACGGAAAGCAAATCCGCCCATGCCGTGCCGTCACCGATCGCAGCACCATCGGTGGGCGGCTCGATCAGGTCGCAGGTCAGCACGATCTGCCGCGCGGCAAAGCGCACGCCCTTCTCGACCGAGGCACCCCGACGCGACAGTCTTCTTGAGATACGCGGCACGAGCTTCATCCAGACGCGCGACCATTCGCTGCGCTCGCGGGTGAGTGCAGCCATGACCTGATGCTCCATGAGATCGAGGGCGAGTTCCATGCCTTCGTCGGTGTGCGGGATGGTGATGACGCTTTCCTCGCCTGCAACCTCGACCCGCGCCGCAATGGCGGCCTCGATGACCAGATCACAGGATACGTGGCCATGAAACAGGTCACGTCCCGTGACCTCCAGCTCGTGATCGTCGGTGGTGACGATCAGGATGGGCTGGCGCTCCTCGGCGATGGTCTGGTCGATGGGCGCGATGGCACTGTCATGGACACGCCCCTCCGCCAGCGTCGCACCGCGGAGGGCGCGTGCCGCAGCGATGCGCATGGCAAGACGAGCAAGGCTCATGCCGGTGTATCCTTCATGCTGAAAAGCTCAGGCCGGAAAACCTTCCAGACTGGAATCTTTTCTATGATCACGACAGGTGCAGAGCATGTTCCACACGGGAACATGCCCCCTGCCCCCGCAACGCCCCCCAGGGTTTCCCGGGAACCGCCATATGCTCACTCCGCAACATCCTCCCGGACGAGAAGAAGGTTGAGATCGCCCATGCTGGTCGGGTGAACGGCGGCAATGGCGAAGCACGGACTTCCACATCGCGCCGGCAGCCTCAGAAGGTCGCCCTTCGCGGGCCGGAAGCCGAGTTCGGCAACCTGATCGGCGGCAATCCAGAACGCACTCTGCTCGGCGACGATACGCGTCGTGCCGGTAAACTCCCCGCTCCTTCTCTGCCCCCGGAGATCGGATGGCGCGGCCAGGGCTGAAAAGATGCCCCTGACCTTCACCGCCATCCGGTCGGCATCGGATGCCGCCTCGACATACTGCGAGGTATGCCTGGGGCTCAGCACCGCCTCCTCACCGAAGGCTGCAAGCGCCGCAGAGGAGGCCAGCGCATCGAAGTCATCGAAGGCTGACGTCACCTCAGGTGCGCTTGCCCGGGATCAGCACGCGGGGCCTCGTACAGTAGTGCAACGCGTTCATCTGGAACTCGAGATTGACGCCCTTGCCGTTCATCATCTCCCACTGCTTGCCGTAGAGGCGCTGCCCCGGGGTATTGACCGTCTCGATGTAGTCGGCAGGGCCATAGACCGTGCGGAACAGGCCGGGGACACCCATCGGAAACAGATGACACTTGTTGGTGTCGACGCCGACACTGCCGCCGCCCCGGTAGTTGGCCCAGGTGACACCGCCGAAGTCGAAGGAGCCGTGAAGGCCGCCCGTCCCCGGGTTGATGTAGGCGCCCCTCAGGCTCGCCGCATCGGCATAGCCCTTGTAGGTGTCGCGCACCTCCTTGTGGGCGATGAGGTCGTCGAAGAAGGTATCACCGCACAGCGCCATGACGCCGGTATAGGGAATGCCGTCGAGGGTCGCGGCCATCTGGCGGATGACGCCTGCGCACCTCTTGCGGAGAACACCCTCTCCGGGCGTCGCATTGTCGAGGTCGAAGTCGATCTCGGCGGCCGGGGTTTCCCCGAACTCGGTGAAGTAGTCGAACAGCACCGCCCCATCCGCGTCGAGCAGGCGCCCCGTCTTCAGGATGTTGATGCGGTGGTATTCCTCGGTGAGGGCGAAGAACTGGGACGCCTCCGCCGCGCGCTCGGCAATCTTGGACTGCAGGCGCTCGACGGCCACCTCCTCGCCGAAGACCCGGACCTGCTGGACCTCGTCGGCATTGATGGCGTCATCGACCTGGAAGTGCGGGACCCTCAGGGTGCGCATGGAGCGCTTGCCCTTGCCGAAGGTCTGGCCCGGGCCGCCGCGGGGGCTTGCCTGGATCAGCATGCCGTTCTGGGCCTTGTCCTTCTCGATGGCGATGTCGAGCGTGTCGATGCTCACCGCCTGGAACAGGCCCATCTGGCCGATGGCGGACGGGACATAGGAGATCTCGCGCAGCGCATCGGTGAGGCGCATGACGCTGAAGGCGTCCTGGGTAAAGATGTTGAGAATGGACATGGATGGATTCCTCCGGGATCAGCGCACGATGACGCCGAGAGTGGCGAGGGCCGTGTTCGCGGCAGCCTTTTCGGCAGGCTGGTCACGGTCGGCATGGTAGGTGAGGCAGTTGCCGTTCACCTCGGCATCGCGAACGATGGCCGAGACGGATACGTCAGATGCCGAGGCGTCCGCGCCGTAAATGGCGATGGCGGCAGGCACCTGGCTGCCGTCCGTGGCGCCCACGGCGCTGGCGACATACTTCCCGCTGGCCGTGATCTTGCCGAGCACGGTGCCGGCGGCGATGATGCCCGCCCCGGACGCGATGGTGATGGCCTCGCGCGAGCGCTGGCCGTTGGCCTCCGAGAGGATGAACTCTCCCGGGTGGCGGGTTTCCATGAGAACGGTCATGTCGGTTGCTCCTCTCAGGCCCGGGCGAAGCGGCGGTTGGCGTTGGCGATGGCCCGCTTCCAGCCTTCTTCAGCACGTGCAGTGGGATTGGGATGTTCAGGGTCACGGGTGGCGCCGAACTCAGGCCCTGCGCTGGCGCGCTGGGCGAGCGCCTCGATGCGGGTCTCCTTCGGGGAGGCAGCGAGGACCTTCTGGGCTTCCGCGACGCTCAGGGCTGTCTCGGTGGCGAGCATCAGGGCCTGTGCCTTGCGGCCTTCGGAGGCTTCGGCGTTCACGATAGCCCGGATCCGGGCCCGTTCCTCGAGCCGGGCGGCGGCGACCGCGTCCTGCAGCTGCGCGGCGGGCTGCGGTGCCGGAGCCTGGAGCCTCGGCGGCTCGGGCGGCGGGCCGGCAACCATCTCTGCAGCGGGGCCTGTGTCTTCTGTGCTCATGGATATCCCTCCTTTGCGAGCGGTGCGCCCGGATGGGCGGGTGGTAGGCATGTTGTTCTGTGACAGAGACGCCAGCACCTCATCGAAACTGGCGATGCGGTCGGCGAGGCCGAGCGTGATGGCCTCTGGGCCGATGAAGGTGCGGGCCTCGGTGGCGCGTGCCATGCCGGCGGTGAGTTTCTGTCCGCGGCCTGCCGCGACCGTGTCGAGAAACTGGCGGTAATGCGCATCGACACTGGCCTGCAGGTCGGCACGAACGGCATCAGAGAGCGGCTCGAATGGGTTGCCGTCGACCTTGTGGCTCCCGGCGAAGATCAACGTTGGTTTCACCCCTTGAGCGGCGAGTTCTCTCGAGCGGTCGGCATGCAGCATGACGACGCCGATCGAGCCGAGGATCGAGGTGGGCGAGATCACGATCTCGTTCGCCGCGCTGGCAAGTCCATAGGCAGCGGAGGCGGCCATGTCGTTGACGAAGGCGGTCACGGGCTTGCTCTGGCGCAGTGAGCGGACCAGGTCGGCCAGAGCTGCCATGCCGGCGGCTTCACCGCCGGGCGAGGAGATGTCGAGCAGGACCGACCGTACCTCCGGGTCTTGCCCTGCCTCCCGCAGCTGCGCTGCGATCCCCTCGTAGCTGGTGAGCCCGGACCGGCTGTCGAGCCAGGCGCCGCGGTTCACCAGCGTATCAAGCACCGGGATAATGGCGACACCGTCAGCGGTGCGAGACATGGATGCCGAGCCGTCAGAACGGCGCGATGAGCCGGTGAAGCGGTTCGCCTCGGTTGGCTCAGCTCCTTCTTCCAGTCTGAATGGATCGGCATCAAGACCGATCCTCCCGCTCAGGGCGCCGAGAATGATCTGGGCTTTCGCCGGGTGAATGAGCAGTGGCGTGTTGAGCAGACGGTCGCTGAGGCGCAGAAGCTGTCCAGGCATCAGTAGCCCCCTGCACGAAGTCCGAAGCGGCGGCGCTGGCCCCCGGTCCGGCTACAAAATGTCTCGAGGCGCGAGAGCTCAGCGCGCAGCATGCTGAGATCGGTCCGGCCGTATTGCACCTTGCGACGCACGCCGTTCCCGGCATCGAACTCGATCACTTCCGGGCGCCTGCCCTCGAGCAGCGCATAATAGGCTTCGCGGATCCGCGGCAGGACTGCGCACGGATCGGCATAATCTGTCACAATGGTCATGGCTGTGAACCGTCCTCGGAAGCTTCCGGAGTGGCAGGATCGCCTTCGATGTCACCGGAAGGATTTGTGATCCCCTGGAACTGGTGATCGGTCAGGCCGTAGGTTTTTCTGAGCGCCTTTTCTCGCGCCCGCTGGGCGTAGACGTCCTCGATGTCGTGGCCGAGGTCCTCCGCGATCGCAGCATCCGTCATGACGCCAAGGCGGCACCAGATCTCGTGGGCCTTGGCCATCTTGAGATCGTCCGCCTGGGGTTTCGGTGCTCCCCGCCAGATGGCGCGGGACGCTGCCGAGCGGTTGGCCAGGAAGCCGTCGAGGCCACCCGGAAACGGAATACCACCCCTGGCGATCTCCTCTTCGAGCCAGGCTTCGTAGACGGCGGTGCAGAAGGGTCCGAGAACATGAGCGCGCCGATAGAGCGTGATCTGGAAGATCTCGCCGGAAGCCATGCGGACGCTTGAATAGGTGGCGTTGGTGTAATCCGCCGTGGCGCTCTCGTAGGTGAGGCCCATGCAGCGGGCGAGTTCGCGCAACAGATGTGCTGCAAAGTCCCGGTAGTCCGAATGCGGGTGCTGGGCGCGGTGAAGCTCGAGCTTCTGACCCGGAAAGAGATGGGCAATCCGGCCATTGATGCCGAGATTGATGGTGGCGTTGTCGTACCAGCCTGATTGGGCCTGGATGTAAGCGTCCCAGGGCGAGATGCCGCTGGCCGAGAGGCGCGCCTGTTCCTGCGGTGTCAGCAGGCCCTGAAGCACGTCCTCGGTCGGCTCATCCGAGGTGATGGAGGCTGCGAACACCGTCTGTAGAATGGCGGCTGTGAGGGTGGCGTCGGACAACTGGTCGAACTGGCGGGCCACCTGTAGCGCCGGCGTCAGCGGCGAGATGCCCCGCACCTGTCCCGGCATGCCGTCGAAGACGTGAATGACCCGCGTTCTGCCGAGATCATCCCGGGCGGTGACGTCATACTCTACCGATCCGACCGAGGGATCCTTCCGGGTCGCAATGTAGCCAACGGGCATGCCGTCGCGGTCCATGCGCACGCCCTGCACGATACGGCGCTGGCTGTCGTTGCGACGCGGGATGCGGTGTGGCGGAACGAGCCTCACCTTGGTGCCGTAGCGGCCACCAGCGCGCTCCCGCCAGGGAAGCTCGGCCCACATCTCGCCGGTGGCGAACCAGGAACGGAAGGCCGCGGCCTGCAAAAGCCCGAAGGACCTCCTGCCCTCGATGTCACATTCATAGGGCTTGTCGGCCCACAGGCTCCAGCGCTGCTCGACGGTCTGGGACCATGTTTCGGCCTCGGCATTGCTCATGCCGAAGAGATCGTTCTCCGGCATGGCCTTGAGGCGGAGGCCAGTTCCCACAGTGTTGGCAACTGCTTGGTCGAGCGCTCCAGCCATCCAGCCGGAGTTCTGGATCAGGTCGATGGTGCGCGCCGCCGCCAGGTCCCAGGAGGCACCCACATCGTCGGACGCTTCCCGCAGAGCCGGCCGCCAGCCGCTGAACACCACGCCACGATTACCACGCATGAAATCGGAACGAATGGCTGCAGGCGGGACGGATCTGGCGCGGGACGGCGCCAGCCAATCCCTCACCCGGTCCATCATTCCCATCAGTTCACCTGTTCAATCGAGACGACAGCCCTGCGAACCGCGAGCGCAAATCCGGCATCGCTGCTGCCGCCGGCGCGGGAACCGCTCTTGCCGATGATGTTTCCGTCACGGGGACGTCCTCGCCATCGGCCACTGTTGTGGAATCACCAGTCCGACCTTCCCGCGTCACCCCGTCCGGAATTCGCTGGACGTTCAGCGAGTAACCGATGGCCATGGCAAGCGCCTCGCAGTCGAGATAGTGGTTGGCACGCGACTTCTGGACCCACTGCGGCTTGCCCGTGGCCCCGTCCACGACGCGCACCTCCGAGACGAGCTGCTTGGCGTAATCCTCGTCGATGTCGTCCGGCACTTTGAAGGAGCCCGGCTGATCGAGCGGCGTCCGGATTCTCGAGACCAGCAACGACTTGAAGAAGTCGGTCGAAAGCCAGACCAGGTCGATGGAGTAGGTCGCCTTCTTGCCTCGCGGTGTCACCTCGATCTTCGACACCCGGTAGGGCGGCGACATGGTCGCCCGGCCCTTGGTGGGCGAGACGAGCCACGGATATCGCCTGGTGAACTCATAGACCTTGTGCTCGTCACCGGCATCGGGCTTGTTCGGCCGGAAACCGGA